AAACGGCTGTGCATATGCCGGTGCCTGTGTGGACTGTGTGATAGTCCGTGAACTTCCGCCGCCCTTGCTCATATTACAAATTCCTTGTCAATAATGTGGCTGTCGCCTGATATTCGTTAAGCTGGCGTTCCCAGCCCTTGCGTCCTATAATTTCCATTGAATCGCATCCGTGACCCTTGGCCCATTCTGCAACTTCTTTTTCAGCTTCCATCAGTTCGTCCATATCTCCACCAGCTAACCAGATTCTGCAGGACGTTCTCTGCGGGTAGTCAACTATCTCAGTCACTATAACAGAATTTTCATACGGAAAAAACTGGGCTTTGCCAGAGCGTATAGCGTCCAGCACATCCAGAGCCGTGTGACTGTTTCCAGCGTATCCTAGTGCGGCCTCAATGTGATGCATTAGCCTTTCGTATTCATCCAATAATGACATAGCCAACCGCCGTTGCGTGTCCGTGACTTTTGCTCTCCACGACAAAACTTCCGTTATTTAGCGTATTAACCACCGGCTCAACGCTGTAGAAATGTGCATCCAATGGGCTGAACAATATAACGCTTTCTTTGCCTACCCGTGGGTCTGTCACCGTTGTTGATATCGTGCTGTGCGGGATGGTGAACTGACCGACACTATTCAACTTGCCGTCAACTGTGCGGTTCAGCACTTCTGCGACTTCTCGCGTAGTGGCTGTAATCGGGTTCAGAATACGATAGTTTGTCGTGCGCGTCATCTGCGCCCTATCTCTCTGGCTTCAATCTCTAGGCCGTGAGCCTGAGACCAATGGCCTGAGAAGTTAAACCTGCTTCTATGGTATCTGCCCTCAGAGCGAAACGGCGCAAAGCCCTCCGTACTCAAGCTAGTGGAACTGCTAAACGCCACAGTATCTGATGGCTGGTTCCGTGTGCCAACCTGAACGGTAACAGTGCCGTCTGTGTAATGCGGATAAACCCTTGTGACAATACTATGCTTGCCAGAAGATATGCCAACCTCGCCGGTCTCTATTGTTGCTGGTAAAGCATCGCCAGAAAACGAATACAGCTTATTGCCTAGCGCCCCTCCGAAGAAGAACTCACCCCCGCGAAATAGTGCGCTGTCTAAATTGATATCGAGCCCATCAAGCGTTGATGAAATGTTATCTAAGTTGTCCAGCGTGTACCCGCCGGAGAAGAACGGCGCGATATAGTTAGCGTTCACGTTAGCTATGGACCACCTGCCCAGAGCGTAGTTGAATATCAATAATCTGTCGGGAGTTCCGTCAGTGCTTTCAGTGCTTGGATATGACCAAACCGCAATCTGGTTCAGCGGGTCAACTGACGCAGACATATTGTCTTTGAAGTTGCTGTTAAAGTCAGCCTCAAAGAACTTATCTATTTTCTCATTACCTATCGGCGTGGACTTGGCGCCGTCGAACATATGGAACCCATTGTCAGCCAAGAAGAAAACAAAACTACCGTAATTACAAACAGAGCCAGCCAATCGGCAACCCGTATTGCTCTCAACTTTATCGAACTGGAACACCAGAGGCAGGCCAGAATAGGTTGCTCGGAAAATAGCTCTCTCACATAAAATCGTGCAGTATTCCCCGCCGACCATTCCGGTGATAGCGCCTGAATCGATTAGGTCTTGAAAATCGCTTTGGTCAGTTCCAGATGTCCAGCTTGTTGAGTTGTTGAACCCAGACCAATACACGCGATATGGAATCCGGCCTGAGCCGGTAGCGATATTTGCGGTCCATACGAAATCACGTACCACTGCAATAAAGTCAGCTTTGGGAGGTGAACCGCCCAAATTAGACCACGCGGTATCTGTGCCTATTTGGAACTTTTGTAGCTCCTCACCAACACCGCCCGCCGCGATAACCGTGTCACCGAACTGAACGAACCGCCACTTCTCTGCGGCTGTCAGGTCATAACCGCCAGCCTTGCTGATATCATCTAGCCCGCTGTCAGTGGCATCAAACTCATATAGCTTTGTTGCGTCGCCCGCGAACAGCTTCACGTTTCCGCTGTCATCTTTGCCTGCATAAATGCCGCGAATGGTATCCGTAGCCGCGCCAGAATATGCAACAAAATTTTTGATAGGCTTATAGCCATTAAATGCAGGGATTACGTTTGTTGCGACTGTCACGCCAGCATTCATAAAATCTGGCTGGTCTGGTAGCCATTCTCCGAACTGGATTAAACTCATTGCCTTGCCCAAACCTCTGTACCCGTTGACACGTTTGCCCAGACCTCTGAGCCTATTGCTACATCACTCCACACCTCAGTGCCCAGAGTAATGTCAGCCCAATCCTCGCCCAGAACCTTCATAATGGATTCGCCCTGCAAGCTGAACTGGCCCGTCGATGCCGCATTAAGTTGCGCCGACCTGTCAGAAGTGGCTGTCACGGCAATGTCTGCTGTCATGGCCCCAAGCGTCACAAAGTTACTGCTTGAAGTTGCCGCGAAGGAAGTGCTGGCAGAGCCGGATACTGTTCTGACCCGTGTGCCCGCAAACGTGGCAGAGCCGACAACATTGACCAGAGCCTCAAACGGCCTGACACGGGCAAAGACCGATACAGCCGCTCCCACGCCCGAAGCCGTAGCCTCAACAGTTCTTGTACGGGCTCCCGAAGCTGACGCACTCAGTGACGCTGAAACGGACGCTGATACGGTCTTAACTCTAACAGAATCAGATGCCGCTGTTGCCGCAATGGAAGCTGTGCCGCCAGTTACTTTTACCTCAAGGGCAAGAGCATCCAGTGTGCCATAGTTCCAGCTATCAAGAGCGCCCCAGCCGTCCATGTGGTCGAGGACAGTAGCCGTCCAAGCAACCTTGTCACCCAGCGTATCAAGCGTGAATGACTGGCTGTCTAATGCTCCAGATATTCTGTCTAACGGTGCAACCGTAGCCATTCGTCAGCCCCCTAAGCGGCAGTAATGTCCATGTCGCCAATAGCAACTTTTAAGATATCGCCGGATTCAATAACTTTGCTAGAAGTCAGCGCCCCGTGAATTAAAAGATTGCCGGATGTTGACGCATCGAAAATACCGAAATGGCTGACCGTGCCCCATGAGCCAGTAGCCGCTGGAAACTCGATAGCCGCATCATTAGATGCCGTGCCAGAAGATGCCGCGCCGAAGCTGGCTACCTTGCGAGCGTAACCACTGCCGGACAATTCTGTGCCGGAGTTGTCATCTACAAAGGAGCCTGTTGATAGGCCCACATAAACATTTGTCGGCATGGTATAAGCACCAGTTCCGAGAATGTGGTCGAGAATTTCATTCTCTAAATAATCTGATAATGCTGACATTTTTAGGTCTCCGCTACAGCGTTTTGTCGTGAATAAATACTTTGAATTTGCAATGAGCCCGTGCCGTAATGTGCGCGTTGCTCGTCTACTTTTACTTCCTCCATACCGCGTGTAAACTTGGCATCATACTGCGAGGCCCGTGCCTCATCCAGCAAGTAAGCATATGCCTCCGCTAGTGCGCCATACAAATACAGGTCTGGGCTACGAAGGAACAGTGTCGGGGTGGCTGTGTCTGAGATGCTTTCGAGACTGCCGATGTAAATAATTTCTGCTGTATATGCATCATCAGGAATGGGCCGGATTTTCATTTCCTTGCCGACAATGCTGAACCCCTCTGGGCGACCACCGCCAGATGAGGCATATGAGGTGTCCAAAGATGACGGGCTGTAATATGTCAGAACCTGAACGGGGTCAGTGTTTAGCTTTACTTCGCGCACTTCCCGCAGGTCGGTCGGCAGAGCTATATATTCATCGCCGCTGGTCAGCGTTGCTGTTGAACGCTTCTCCTGCTCACGGGTCTCAAGCTCGCGGCTCATGCGGCCTTCTGCAAGCTGGATAAACGTAGGTATCTGCGCTGTCAAATCCGAACGTGCCAGAAAATCTGCGATACTAGTTTTCAGTTCTGAATAGCTACCAATGCTCATACGTTACCGCCGCCTGTCCTGAATGCTCTGTTCTCGCTGTCGTTCAGCCACTGCTTCCAAGCCTTCGGATTATCAGCGGGCTTGCCAAACTTTTCTATGAGGTGAGCATACACTATATTGGGTATCTCTGCCACATGGGACATATGCTTCTGAGTTCCGCGCATTTGGCCCTTTTGCCACTCGTCATTCATGTGCTTGTTTAGCGTGATGAGACCGTCGAAATGCTGGGTCTGCTCGATGACCTCAGTGCCGTCTGCATTCTGGTGCAGGTATAATTCTTTGCCCGTGATTGGGTCGATACTTAACACTCTTTTCATATTGTCCTCCTGATGAGTAGAGGGGGCAGTTGCCCGCCCCCTCAATGCTATTAAAGACCGGTAAGGTCCAAAATCATTGCATGTGCTTCGGGTGCCTGAACCTTCAGAGCCCACTCAGTGATTAGCTGAGTTTTCTCTGCATCACCTGTTGCCGCAATTTCTTTCTCAGCGAAATTACGTCCGTTCAGTGTGCAAATTGACGCGAAGTCTGGGTCAATCAAGAAGATGCGGTCATTGCCGAGGAATCTTGACGGCACCACATCCAATGTCCCGAAGTCTGTTAAAAACACGCTAGTGCTTCCAACATAGGTCGTTGCCTTAGCCGCAGTCATGTTCACATCGTTTGACACAAGGTTGCCGGATGCTGACAGGTCAGAGAAGTTTGCACGGTTAGTCGCAGATGCAACAAGCATCTTTGGGTTTCCGCCGTCTGTCCATGCATCCTGCATGCCGTCTTCAATCAGAGCCAGTGTCAGAGCACGGTCTGTGCCACCTGTCACTGCATCTGTGCCGTCACCTGTTGCAAACGCACCAGCGTCTGCACCAACTGAGCCGTTTGTAATCCAGCATGAGAGAGACGCTGATTTGCGTGGCTCAGAAGCTGAACGTGCTACGTCTGTGTCACCAATCAT